ACCGACCTAGTTATTGAAGGACGGTTATCGACATATATGATGTTTCCTGAATACTTTTTAGCCTCAGGACCAGCAATCCCACTCACGAAAGATTGCCCAAGGTTATATGTCCTATTATTTATTACAGTCGATATACCGCTAAAGACGGTATCAATACCTAAATTCGAGTTTGTTCCAGAGTCTGGAACGATAGTTAAATTACCAGTACCAGAGGGAGTACTTGTAAATTGAAGCAATTCATACCCATATGTAGGGTTTGTAATTGCAGCACCTACAGTAGTAAATCCAGCAAGGGACTTATCCTGCCAATATTTTAAAACTCCAGTATTAGCATCATAACTAATAACTCTACCAACTGCAGTTTTACCTGTTCCTATAGTTTGTCTAATTAAAGTATCTGCAGTAAAATTAGCAGAACTATAACCAACACCAGTAAGTCTTAAAGCTGGTACAGCACTTGCTTTATCAGAAGTTAATAATGTATTCGCAGTTACTTTTGGATTTTCAACTACACCAACTCTTGCGATTTGGTTTCCAGTAATAAAGTCTGGATTTTCTGTATCATTTTCAATACGAGAATATAAAAGAACATTATATGCACCTAATTCCCTATAGATGTCTGCACCATGCCCACCTTCTGGAGGAATGATAACATCAAACGTAGGAATTTCAGTTCCTGTAGGAACTCCACCTGCAACTAAATCTACAGAACCATAGGTATATCCAGATCCTTGACTAGTAACAGTTACAGAATCAATTTTATATTCATTATTTACAACAACAGTACACTGAGCACCAGAACCATTTCCTTTAATAGGAACATTGGTGTATGATGTTGCAGTATTACCTATTGCAACTCCTCTATTTGTAACAGTTACAATTTTAATAGAACCATCAACTGCATTATTCCTAACAGAAGCAACATCAGTAGAAGATGCCCATTCTTGAGGGACTGGTAAGAAATCAGTTGACTCAAACTTTACAATATCAGCTGGTTTAATTGTATAGAGATACTTCCAAATATAACCATCACCACTACTACCTGCAGAACGAGGTTCTAAATCAGTAAAAGTTGGCTCATCTAAAGATGGTTTACCATTTGGGTTATCTGGATCAGTTCCATTTTGTAAACACTCATATACTCTAAAATCACTATTCAAAACATAATATGATGCAGCATATAAATTAGTTGCTCCAGAGATTTTTGCTCTATTAGAACTACTATAATCACCCCGATACATGTCATAAATTGTACCAGAAGTCCAAATTCTTTTCCTTACTACCTGCCTAACATCAGATGCATTGATTTTCTTCAATGCCATCATAGTATCCCAATATGAATCTTCCTCTTCAAAGTTATCCTTTGGTGCAGGAGGAGATTCATCCCAATCACTTTGAACATCTGATGGATTTGGTAAACCAATAAAAGAATAATAAGAATTACTAGTAGCACCAATACCTGCTACGAAATTCTTCGCATTTAATATTCTAATTTGATCTGTTATAATAGCAGACATTGTGAAAAGTTTTTATTTATTTAGAGTAGTTTATGTAGGTATATTTAGAGTGCCTTTCATGCCAGAATGGGAAGTACACTGATACTCATAAGAAGCAGGAGCTGTATGTGGTACAGTAAACACCTGAACCCCTGTTTGTGATCCACTTACATATGTACCAACACCTGTTGTTGTTCCTGTAAATTGGATTCTAAGGGGATGAGAACCCGTTGTATTATCAAAAATATAAGTAAATCCACGCTGTAAATATAATGTTGGATTATCTACAGTATTTACTATACCAGGACCAGCAAAACGATAAGCGGATGTACCATTTGCAGTAAGATTATATTTAATTGCAAATCCAACATCACTTCCATCACCAGTTGTATCGTTACTGTGAAAACTATCAGAAGTAGTAACTCCAGTAACACTTACATTTGTAGTGACACCAACTTGAGCAGCATTGACTGTCATACTGTTGGTACAAGAAATGACACCAACAGCACTAGCACTGTTGCTGATTACATTTAACTCGTTTACGCCAAAGCTCTTATCTGCCATTGTTCGTTGTTTTTAGGTATTTATTGTAATGATATAGTTATATTACCAGCAACGGAAACGTTATTAGTTTCTATTGTAGTAGGATCTTCTCCTCCAGATGGAGCATCCCATATAATGCTTCCTGGACCACCTTCCGTACTAAAATCATCAGTCCACCCACTAGTAGCTGATGTATTTTCTGAACCATGATGAAACTTAGAACTATCCAATTGCCCAACAACATTATCAATCCATCCCAATACATCATCCCCATTCCAATGTCTCATATATTGAAGTTTAGTGGCAATTATTCCTGCAGCTGTTGGACATGCAGAACTAGTTCCTCCAAATAGTCTATCTTCGGAGGTTGAGGATGTTGTAGAATCTATAGTATAAGTTGAATCATAACGATTATATCTAGTACCATAATTAGTAGAAGATGCTAATGTATTTTTACCTGGAGCATAAAAACGAATAAGATTGCCCATATTACTATAATCTGCTTTTCTTTCCTTATTAGGAACTCCTGTATAATCTTCATCCAAAGCACCAACTGCTATTGTGCGATATCTAGTAACACCATTCTCAGTTTTCTTTCCAATTTGACCAGGAAATCCTTGACGATTTATACTATTATACATTTGATATCCCCATGCAGTTGCAGTTGCACTAGCTAATGCTGTATTAGAACTAGAAGACCAATAATTATTATAATCTGGATGATCAGTTTCTACTAACTTTTGATTAGTATTTCCTGCAGAACCTACAAATACAACACCAGCTTCAACCATTTCCTCACCAGCAGTAACCATACTATTACCTACATATTCTCCTCTAATAGAACTTTGAGCAAAATTATTCATAAAAGCAGGTTTAGTGCCAGAATATGAAACTCCACCACTACCATCAGTGCCTGTACGATAATAATAGTAACCACTAGAGGCAATTGATTTACGATAACCCCAACTATTGGATGTTATTGTTGGATCTTTTGTTCCATATTTTGAATTTGTTGGTTTATTTTGATGAAATAATTTTAACATATCAAAAAATTCTTCAACATCAATTGAACTTGTTCCAATTACATTTACAAACCATTTGTTAGAATTAAAAGCCCAACCATACTGTCTTCCATATGCTTGTGACATACATGGAGTGGCATGATAATCAGATGATGTTCCTGCAGGGTCATTAGTATTTGATCCATTACAATTTGCTCTTGTGTAATTTGAAGTAATCGTACTTACTACTCCAATACCAGAAAATGCTGCAGATCTCTTAGTTGCATCAGACCACCATTCTCTTGCTGCAGATTCTTGAGGAACTCTAGTACCATCCCAACGTAATTCTAATCTACTACCAGGATTTGCATCAAACCAAGTAGGATCAATATAATAAGGAGCATCTAATACTAAATCTAAAACATCACATGAACCAGTAGCAGAATATTGTGAATATCCAGCCTTTAATACATTAGTACCTCTATACTTTGTAGGACCACCCAAATTTCCTTGAAATTCTATATGACCAAACCATGCTCTTGTATCAGCAACTACAACATCAACATCCGATCCATCACCAAGATATTCAAGTCTATTGTTTATAATACTATCTGTATATTGACCATTCCAAGGATCATCTTTACTATTAAGTCTCAATAATTGATATCCAGCCCTATTCTTATCTGCTACACCTGGAGATGCAGGTAGAGAATTACCACCAGTCGGTGATCTATAATTTTTTACAGTAGAATCATATCTGTAATTTTTTACAGCATCTAATACTTCATTAGGATCAGGTTTAAATGATCCTGCATATCTTGTAGCATCAATAGTTACATATGAAACTTTAGCATGATTTCTAAGATCTGCCGCTTCTGCATCAGTTAATTCATATACTGCTCTAGTTTTACTATGTGCTTTTTCATCAGTTACTGTAACGGCATCATCAGGAACATTAGTTTCAGATGTACCACTTTTCGTTAAAAGATTGTTAATAAATTC